AAGGTATACGCACCTAGTGCATAAAGAAGATAGGGACGGCGGTCAGTTTCTCTGGCCATAAACTTCCAATGGAAAAATACAAGCCACTCGTCACCGACCAAAATAGGCGCTGTGGAGTTGAACGTAGGATGCTCACTAGTTACCTGTTTTAAACAGGTCGAGTCGATTACTTTATCCGCCTCGTTTGGCGTCTTGATAACGATGGGTTGCGTTGAGTAGAGAAGACGCAGGTTATTTTCATCAGAAAAGAAACACCAATTTTTCTCTGACTTACCTTCTTTGAAGTTATCTCCGATCGGAGGATAAAAACGATCTTCTAATTGACCGAACTCGTTAACGACACCAGTGCAAATCTTAGGTGTTTTAAGCATTCTGTGATTCGTGATATCCCATTTTGTCGCGTAAGTGCTTGTTACAAACTGACAGAGAAGACTATCGTCGGGAGAGATAAAAATTCTCGGATCTTCGTAACTCAATCGATGTTTTTTGTCGATCAGCTTTTTCGGTGCGACGATAGCGTCGTCCGCCAACAATTGTCCGACCCAGATGTCTGTAGGAGTGTTGTTGTAGTAGAAGTATTTCATATCATGCCTGAACACAAAATGCTCGGGCTGTGATCGCCACGCAATCAAAGTCGCGCCGCGATGGTTGATAACGCAAGGGCTGAAGTTGGCGAAACTATTCTCAGGTAAGCCAGAAACGATCTTTGTGAAAGTTCCCCCAATTTCGTAAGCCTGATCGAATACAGAAGGGAATCCTGATTTAGTAGGAGCGAAAGCCCTCTGAATCACATTGTTGTGATACGTGCGATAGCGGTGAAATTGTGTGCTCATTTGTTGAGTTCCTCCATAGCTTTGTTGAATCCTTCAGCGATGCGATCCCACCTGTATGAGGGGTTCTGGGTGACTTTGTAGCAGTCCTCAGCTACTTGGTTATAAAAAGTTTTATCTGAGTACAGTTTTGTTAGTTTTACGGCTACGTCATGAATATCTACGATGCCTCGTTCAACGCTCAGGTCCTTGTCGTAGATCCAAGCTGCGACGTCCGCCAGCAGAGCGCTGCCTTTCCAGATATCGATAAATGACGTGTGGTTTGGCAGGACTAACGGTTTTTTACAGGAGGCGTGTTCAAAGGGAACTAGACCCCAGCCTTCACCGTTTGCGGTGTTGATGCCCACGTCGCAAGCGTTATAGATCTTGTTTAAGAGTTCATCAGGCGGTGCATTCGTGTAGTCGATATTGCTTGTTGTCATGATCATACGATTATCTGACTTTAAGTTTTTTCGCCTCATTTCTGCATCGAAGATGGCCCGCACGTCCCATCCAAGATCTTTCTCGCTCATGTGCAGATAGAGGAGAGTGTCTGGCTTATCGACAGCAAACTCAACGAAAGCTTTAATCGTGAGATCGATCTGCTTGCGAGGTTGATTTCGGTTCGCATTGAGAACGATGAACTTATCTTCGGGGAGACGAAGCATCCGACGCGCTTCGTTTTGGTCTATCGGGAAGAACTTCCCTTGATCCAAGCCGTGGGGAATCACACCTAACAACTTCGGTTGCACGCCTTGAGCCATTAGGCGATGAGCCTGTTCGACTGAGAAGGTAACAGCGAAATCCCAGTCTTTGATATAGGCGAGCATAGAGCTCACGTAGTAAGCTGAGTCAACTGGGAAGTAAGCTATGAACTTGAACTTCAGCGAATCTTTTAAAAGATGAACTCGCTCCCACACCTGATTAACGACCCAGATGTCGTTTAAACAGATAATAAAATCCGGTTTTTCTGCCTCGACTACTTGAGGCAGTCGACCGATCCCGAAACGATCAGAGGGATTGTGAGTACCTGCTGGGTAAATCCTGAACGGAAGCCCGTGGGGATCGCCAGTGTAATTAATACCGTAAGCCACTATTTCGTGTGTGCGGCCTAGGTGCTCTAAAATACTGTGTGTAACTCTAGCAAAACCGGTGTTAGAGAGAATGTCGCCGTACCAAAGAATTTTTGCCATTTGGCAGTAGAATCTTGCTAACAGTATACAGACACTTTTTTAAAACAAATGCCAAGCAGAGAGACATTTGCATATCGCCGTGCACTTAAATTGCGTGCTGCTAAAGCAGTTGATTCTGAGAGCTCTACTATAGATAATATCTTTATGAGAGCTGCTGATGATTTTCATACGTTCTGTACAATTATGGATAAAGCCCCAGCAGCTCATATGCTGGAGTGGCACAAGCATCTGATAACGGGAGATAGTAATCGTTATTTAATCGATATCGCGGGACCAAACCTTGATATTCTGGCTCCACGAGGTAGTGCTAAAAGTACTGTGCTTAATATGTTTACGGCTTGGATCATAGGTAGGCATACGACAGCAGGCTTACCGCTTCAAATTATTTACTGTTCTTACAACATCGCCACAGCTATCCCCAAAAGCCGAATCATTAAACAGATTATCGATTCGTCTACCTACAAAAAGATTTTTCCGAAGGTGCAGCTTCGGTCGGGTATGCAGTCGGATATCGGCTGGAGTATCGATTTTGATTACGCCGGAATCAGCCGTGTGGGCGATGAAGAATTCACCCTAAGGGCGGCAGGACTTCGAGGCTCTATCACCTCTAAGCGTGCACACCTTGTGATTGTAGATGACCCTATCAAGTCTAGTACGGATATTAAAAACCCTACTATTAGAGAGGAGATGAACAACAACTGGAGCTCCGTTATTGCTCCGATTATTTTTGAAGGTGGTCGGGCTATCTGTCTGGGTACTCGTTTCCACCCTTTAGATATCCATAAGACGATGTTTGTTCCTGATAAAGGGTGGAAACAAGTACAGCAGGAAGCTCTTACTTATGACGACGATAGCGAACCCGTTAGCTATTGGCCTGAGCAGTGGAGCGTTGACTACTTATTAGGTCAGAAAGAGCTTGACCCTGTTGCTTTTGCGTTCCAGTACCAGCAACAACCGGTTATGACATCGGATCTGGTTCTTTCTCCAGATCTACTAGTTAAAGGCGATGTTGTAACTGAGTTTGACAGCTTGGCCGTGGGCGTCGATTTGTCCGCCAGTAAGAACGAAACGTCTGACTACACAGCTTTTGTTTTAGGAGGCAGATTAAAAGATAAGTACTACATCATTGACGCTCACCAGGTGCGTTCTATTGGTAACCTTGAAAAGATAGATCTACTATGTAAGATGCTGGTTGAGTGGGGCATCCTGCAGGAAGATAACGATGGCAAATACTTCCCTACATACTCCACTTGTACTTTGGTTGTTGAATCTGTTGCTTATCAAGCTTCACTCGCGGCAGACCTCAGGCGAGTAATGTTGAACGAGTGGGGTTTGGGCAACCTCCATATCCACGAGGTTAAAGGTTTTAGAGGGGATAAGGTTTCACGCTTTAGGGGCACACTAGGTCTGCTGGAGAATAAGAAAGTTATCTTTAATCGTTTTCGTAAATTTGATGTCTTGTTTGATCAGCTTATTAATATTGGTGCTACTTCTCATGATGACTTACTAGATGCCTACACGCACCTGGTGTGTTATCTGCAGCGGCGCGGTAACTTCGAGATGGAGTTCTAATGAACGACTATAAATTTCTCATTATTGTCACAGCACACGATCCACTTTCGCGGTTCGATGCACTACTGAAAACGCTCCACGGATACGAAGAGATACCTGGTGTTAAAGATGTTTTTATCTATATAGACGCAGAGCACGAGGGTGACAAATCCGAGTTAGTGGATCTGCTGGAACCTAACGTAAGTTTTAACAACTTGAGCATTGTTGTTGCGTCTGCTGAGTGGGAGGGTTTTTCTCTTACGTGGGCTCATAAAGGGTTGCTTCGAGAAGCTGTAATCAACAAATACTACGACTTCTATGTGTATACAGAGAATGATATGGTCTTTAATAGTGAAAACTTTATCTATTGGTTTTTATATAAAGATAAGCTCAAGAAGTTAAACCTAGAGCCTGGTTTTTGTAGATATGAGTCTTACAAATCAAAAATGGTTCCTTTTGACAACCATCGGGTATGGAAACTAAACAGGTTAACTGAAAGTGTTTGGGGGGACCGCCCTTATAAAGTTGCTACTTAACTCGCCCCTCGCGACGACTGGTTTATTGGTTTCGTGTCTCTTGGCAATCCCTATATGGGAATGATGATTCTTGATCAGGAAATGGCAGAGCGTTACATAATATCTACAAGCTTTGATCCTGTAAGAAGTTTTGAGCTAACTCAGTTTCGTTGCTGGCCGCTAGCTGACCGCAGTTCTATGGGACTTGCTTTTGAAAAACCGTCTGCAGGAGGGGAGCACCGCCGCGTAATACCTGTGGTTAAAGCGGGCAATAAGGTACACATAGCCCCGTGCGGTTTAGTTGAGCACTGCGATACTAAGTACAGTAAGTGCCTGGAAAAAGAAGGTAGTGTCTTGGATTTATCGGAAATGTTTGATGTTTACTAGTCCTACTTAGTTGACGAACTTTAAATTCGTCTAGGGGTTGCGGTTATACTGGTGTGATAGAGACTGGTTTCGGCTAAGCGTTCCGGCTTTTTACTATGACTGCAACTCCTAGCGCATCCGATAAGCAACGTTTTGATGTGCTGCGCAAGGCCGGTACTCTATTCGGTCTTGATCTTAGTGGGTTGTTTGAGGAAGGGGAAGGAGAAGCTACTAGTTTCGGCGGTTTAGTGCCTTCGTTTGAAGTTACTAGTTTTTTAAAGGGTCGTAGCCCTGGGACTTTGACGTATGAAACACCGAAAACTCCTGCGCAGGAAACAACTTTTAGCTTGACTGCTCCCACGGAAGTACTACCCACACCTAGTGCTGCTCCGCAACCAGCTCCCCTTGGTGGCGGTCAAAACATAACAATCAATATGCCTCGTTTTGAGCCTGAGCAAGAGGCCAAGAAGACGTATAACGTTGATGTATCTAAGGGCCAGAGTTCTACCTTATTTGGTCATCAAGATTATTTCAGGAATCTTGAAGCTGGAGTACCGAAAGAATATCTGAAAGATTGGATTACTCAAAATACTGGATTACTAGGTGAGGGTAATAAGCCTGGCAAAGGTGGTCTTTACGATGAGATGATGGCTGGTGATGTTAAATTCCCTGGCTTCCTCCCGTCGTCTGCTGCCACTGTGGGTGAGGGTGGAGCTACTCAACCGACGCAAACTACTACCACTACAGATACTACTTCTACGCCTGGTACCACTGAGCCAACTGTTCGTTTAGCAGGTCAGAAAGTTAAAGCACTTGCTGGCGCTGGCCCTGTGCTCAGTAAGAAAGAAGCTGAGAGCATCGCCAAATCTCAAGGGCGTAGTGTTGCGCAAGTGATGGCGAGTGCACAGAATAAAAATGTTGCGATGGGAGCTGGTTTAGTTAACGCCTTCACGAGTGGAAAAATCTCCGCCACTCCGTTTAGCGCAGCTGCAAAAGCACTGGCTCCTATGCAAGGTTTAAGACTCAATCAGGGGTCAGCTTACGCAGGTTTTAGTACTACCACTAAGCCCGCGACTCCTTCAACTAAAGATCAAGGAGGTCAGCCTGCAATAACTACCACTAGTCCGATTGTTGTTCCTCGGAGTGTTTTATCCGGCGGCGGCCAGGGTGGCGGTGGAGGCGGCCAAGGTGGTGGTCAAGGTGGCGGCCAAGGTGGTGGTCAAGGTGGCGGCAAAGGTGGTGGCGGCAAAGGTGGTGGCGGTAAAAATAAATAATCAGTTTCTACCGATAAGTCACCGTAAACTGCTGTACCTCTAGGTCTTACCTATGATGCAATCAAGCAGTTTTGATCGATCTAACACAGACCCACAGTTCATCACTGTGGACTCTGCTGCTGATCCTGTTAACCATCCCCATCACTACACTCACGGAACAATCGAGACCATCGATTACATGGAGTCGTGCCTGACGGAGGAAGAAATTCGCGGTGGTTATAAATTAAACGTTCTGAAGTATGTGTCTCGTGAGAGACATAAGAACGGATTGGAAGACCTAAAAAAAGCTCGGTGGTACTTGGACAGACTGATTAATTATCTAGAGAAAAACGAGCAGCCACGTTAAACTAGAACAAAATAATCTTTTCGAATGGATATCCGCGCTTTCGGATCTGTATACGGACAATCTGCTGCGTTGCCTTACGCGAGTGGATTTGGTTGGGCTCCTGCTCAAGGTCGTAAAAACTTTGCTACCTGTCGTGCTATCTACATCGAGGGTAAGGCAACCTCAAGCAAAGATTATTTGACTGTTGAGCTTTCTGATGCTCCAGGCCAGCACGCCACAGCAGTTAACTTAGAAGGCAACACTTTAATACCACTAGCCTGTACTGCTATGATTAGCGGTAGTGTTAACGGCGTTTTTGTTCTTTTCTGATGGACCCTTACGCACGAGCTGGTTTTGGTTTTGCTAAAGCATACCAAATGAATATGCAGGCTGCTGATGCGCAGCGGCAAGCTAATGCACCTTCTTCAAGCGCATTTGCTCAGATTTTAAATGACGAGGAGACTGACTATAACTACTCGCCTCAGCCACAGGCACCTGCTCCTCCATCTGAGCAGTACACTGGAATGGAGCCTGACGGCGGCAGCATTTTAGAGCAGAGCAACGGCAACTCTTTAATGCGTGCTAAACACAAGGTTGCGAAGTACCTGCAGGAGCGAGACTGAGCTACCATATTGCTAGCTCCGTAAACTCTAGTGCTTATTGACGCTTTCCCCTATTTCAACGAGCGGGAAATTCTTGAGTTACGAATTAAGACATTAGAAGATCACGTTGACGGCTTCTTGATCACCGATGCAAATAGAACGCATCGTGGGGAAGAGAAGCCTTTTACTTGCTTAGACACCATTCGTGAGCTCGGCCTCAACGAAGATAAAATTCAGGTGCTTCATGTTGAGCTTCCTTCCTGTCAGGAAGCCCCTGATCCTTGGATTAGAGAGCGGGGTCAGCGTGACGCTCTAGGCGTCGGCCTCCACATGATGCCTGACGACACTGTTTTTATATGTTCTGATTGCGACGAGATAGCTAACCCTAAGAAGTTTCCCGAGTTATTGGAAGCAGTGAAAAATAATACGGATAAAATAGTGCGTTTGAGTATGTCTATGCACTACGGCCGAGCTGATCGTCAGCTCGTCTCCCCAGAAGGAGAGCTGTTTGATTGGCGCTGTGGCGTTGTAAGCACTGTTAAGCAGTTAAAGGAGTTAGGTACGTTATCTTCTATGCGTGCTAGTCAAAATAATCTTTATTTCGGTAATCGCGATGCGGGTTGGCACTTAAGCTGGATGGGTGATTCCGATATTCGCCGTACAAAGCTGCGGTCTATAGCTGAGTATTATATTTGGGATAAACCAGAGGTTCAGAAGTTATGTGATGAGTTTGAGCCTAGTGAGGGTAGTACAGATATGTTGGGTCGTGAGGATCATTTGATTACCTACTATTCCATCGGAGATTTACCCGAGGAAGCGGTTAAACTGGAAAGAGTCAAAAACTATCTTCTTCCCGATGGCGAATAACATGCCTGCGGAACTTCTGAAGAAGTTCGCAGCCGATAGGGAAGCTAAAAAAGCTCCCAGTGGCCAAGAAGTTACCGGTGGTTCCGCCACGCGTAAGCGAGCTGTGGCTAAAGCCCGTAAGGCAAAGGAAGGCGCTTTCCGTAAATGATCCTTTTTGGGTCACCCTATTTGTGCGTATAAATGGCTAGCTCGACCGAAACACGAAAAAGATTTACTGAAATCTTAGAAGCCTCGCGCACTCAAGATCGAAGCAACCAAGCTTCGACGATGGTTGTTTTAAGCCATCTTCAGCAGATGACTCTGCTGATGATTAAGAAAGGTTTAGCTTTTTATTGTGATCAGGATACGTTTAAAAGCCGTACACGGTTTTTAGAAGACGTAATTACGTTAAATAAGTTAGATATTCGTTTTCCTGCGATTATTCGTAACTTCTTAATTGACGGTTGCGGCCTGTTTTACTTTCGACCGGACCCGAAGCTTAAATATCAGATCTACTTCTTTAATAAAAACCAATATCGTGTCTATCACGACGTTAACGGCAACGTAGAAGAAGTCATTATTGTTTATAGCTATAAGGTAAAGAACGCGAACTTAGGCTTACCTAGTAACTCGTATGGGCAAAATAAGCGTTATGTGCGTTTAACGATTACCGCAGACGAAATTAGTGAAGTTGAGACTGATACTGAGCTCAGTTTTGACTAAGAACCTGGTGCTGTACTTACTCCAGCTAAGAAAAGACCTAATAATCTTGGGTTTATCCCCGCTGTTGAGGTATTAAACAAGCCAAACGCGAGTGGTACTGAAGGTGAAGGCGAATTTGATCCTTTTATGGAACAAATTTGCTTACACGATGAGCTGACACGCAATATTGCCAAGAATATTGAGTTTTTCGGCAATCCGACGCTGATTAGTTCACGTCCACGGAGTGATCTGGTCGAAGCTAGTGACGCTCAGAGCACTTTTCGACCCACAATCAGCAGCCAGAGTGGTTTTGCTGGTGTCGATAGCCCCTC